GTAAGATTAGATATTTGTTCACAAACCCATTTCTGTAGTCTGCGACCCTTATCCTTCGCAGAGGCAACGGATATTCTTTTTTTCATATCAATACCCTGCGTTTCCTATTAGAATCGAATTGTGATTCAATATCCTCCCATAGATCAATTACAGCATCTTCTAATTTCTTTTCAAGCCCGTCTTCTTCAATCATCCGAATAGATTCTTCTAATGATTTGCCTAGTTTCGTATCTCCAAGCGCATAAACAGTATTGCCGCTCATCTTCTTCAGGTATTGTAAATTTTCTCGAATATTATCAATCCCATAATCAAAGATAATAGTTAATGGAGCAGAACGATACGGCTTCCATACAGAATTCTTGTATACCTCCACTTCTGTAGTTACACCAATTACTCGTTCTACTTCCTTTTTGTTAATAGTTTTTACAACCTTTATCTTTCTAGGACTACTGAATTTCAGTCGAGTGGATGCGTAAAATCCAATTGCGTATCCACCTGCGGCAGAAGTTTTTTCAGCGTAAGGAGAAGAATCTCCTGAACTCCTTACCTGATTAGAACAGACCACAAGAAACTTCTTTTCCGTAATGACACGGCAAGTTTTTCGTAATTGTTCAGAAAACTCTTTAGCCCTTCGCATACCCATCTTATCGCCTTCTTTACTATCCAATTCAAGATTGGTAGAAAGAGCGGCTAGAGAATCTACAAATACTCCGTGCAAATTTCCTTCAGGTTCTGGTGCCCATTTACGAATAGGTTCAAACACTTCAGGTACAGTATCAGGATGGTCTATCTCCATTTCCTCTACATCAAGATCAAACATAGTGGCAAATTGCTTGTTCAACCTTGCTTCGGGATCACGGAAGAATATCGAACCACCCTGCCTTTGTACTGCACCTGCTATCTGACATAACACAACTGTCTTACCACTGCCTGATGGGCCAAATGCTTCTACGAGCACTCCACCCGGCAACCCACCACCTCTTACCCTTCCACCTGATATAGCAAGGTCAAGCAACGTGGAACCCGTGGATACTTTGTGTGTAAAATCACCATCATACTCCTTTTTCTTTGCAGGTGGTTCGCTCATCCTTTGCTTTATCTGGGTAGTTAATTTACTTGGCGTCATCTTTTTCTTTCTTACTACCATTCTCTATCTCCTCCATGCGTTTGATGATAGCTTCAATCTGGTCTACTGTAAGTTTCTTTTTATTCAGTAGACCACTGGCAGTAATCTTATACCGATCCATTGGTATATTATCAGCCTTAAGGAGTAAGAGCCGTTTTGCAATATCATTTACCATTGTGGGCGTTGAAGGAGCTTCTTTACTTAATTCTTTCTCTACTAAATCGCAGATAATATGTGATCTGGACAGACCTTTGTACACCGTATATAGGCTAAACTTGTCGGCAAGGGCAGGGGGAAGATACCCCCCTGCCATCTTGTTCCGATCAAGAAGAGCCTTAGGCTTTTTTTCTACAGGAGCAATCACTTCAGCCTTTTTCTTCTTAATCGTCTTCGCCATAATTAATCCTCCTTAGCATCTATACAATCGTCCCACTTCTCACAATCATCACATTCATCATATTCTTCACAATCTTTTCCGAATACGTGACCGTGCGGACACTTGTTCTTTCCAGCTTTCTTATTTACCTTTTCTTCTTTCTTTCCCTTTTTAGCAGGTTCTTCTTTCAGTTTCTTTCTACCAGTACCATCACAGGGCTTGCATACGCCCCCTCTAGAATTCTTACCAGTACCCTTGCAAGCCACACATTTTTCCTTTTCCGGAATATCTTCCTCTTCTTCTACTTCATCATCATCTTCATCATCGTCCGTATCCTCTTCATCTTCCTCTTCTTCATCTTCGTCATCCGTATCTTCATCCTCATCTTCGTCAGAGATGTCGTCCTCGTCCTCGTCATCCTCGTCAGAAGAATCATCAGCATCGTCTTCATCCTCTTCGTCAGGATCAGCCTCTTTCTTTTTCTTGGATTTCATCATACTACGGACAGAAGTTCCATCTTCTTCTTCGTCATCCTCAGTTTCATACTCGAAGAATTTAGCTTCCAACTCATTATACGTAAGCACCTGAAGAATCTCATCCAGATTAGGAACATCTTTCAGATCCTTTTCCTTATAGGGCTTTTCACGTTCCTCAAAATCGATTCTGGAAGTAGCGGCGTACTTATTCTTACCAAACTGTTCCTCGCTGAAACGAATCTTGAGAGTAAGCCCTTCATCAGGATCAGGGAATACCGCGTTTTCCTCGTTTTCTTCAAGTTCCTCATTCAGCTTATCCTGAAAAAGATACTGCGAAATATCCCAAATATGAGGTTTCTTTTCGTAATCCTTTGAATTCAGAGGCACCACTACGTACAAGTTCCGAAGAGAAGGCTTGAGTGCCTTCAGTTCATCGTCTTCCGCATCTCCATCTTTAACTCGCTTGGCTCGATGTTCACAAATAGGACATTTCTTACCGAAAGTTGTGAGGCAGACAAAGGTTTCCTTATTTGCCCCTATTCCACGATGTACTTTATACGGCTTCTTATACCACTGCTCTCCAACAGTAGCAATACCAAGATCCACATTCTTATCCATATGCTTTGGGTCTGTAACAGTATATGGAAGAATGTCGAGTGAAACTCTAGAACCCGGCTCCTCTTTGAATACCCGAATATTTTTAGGCAGATTCAGATATCCGTATTTAGAACCTTGTGCTTTCTGCTGTTTCACATTACCAGCAACTGCCGCCCTGAATTTGCTGTTACTGCCCTTTTTTCCAAGTTTAGCCATATTTACTTTTCCTCCTTGTGATTTATAATGTGAATTGGCCCTTCACAATCAGGATCCACACATTCTTTACAACCGATTAACCGTCTTGCCTGCGTAATATGCTCACAATGCACACAACCCTCTTCAGGGTAGTTTCTGCACTGGAACCAAGGCATGTTTTATTCCTCCTCTTCTTCTTCGTTCTCTCCTGCTTTCTTTTTAAGAAAATCATCAAATGCATTTAGCCATGCAGTCATTTGAAGCCTGCTGAAAAGATATACAAAGAATGGTACGATAAATGCACAAAGGACGCTGATAATAAGGATTTGGATAAATGACACTATGATTTCCTCGCTTTCTTTTTCTTCACCATAGAAGCGGCAACGGTTTCATTCACTTTCTCATTTTTCCGCGTCCTCTCTTCTGAAAGATTTCTAGGAATAGACGGCCCTGCAAAATACTGCATACCATGTAGCTTGATTAACCCATCAAGTGTATCTTTTCTGGAAGCGATAGCATCGAATGCCGATTTAGCCATGCCGTACCTATACTGTGCTTCAACTACTTCCTCCGCGGCTTTCTTGTAAGAATCTTGCAGGATGATTGTATCTGCTACAAGATTCTCGGTTATCTTGCCCAAACCAAATGCATCAGGATCTGCTCGGATCTCCTTACTTAGTTCAGCCTTAACAGCGTCAAGCTGTTCCTTCATATAGTCAAGTTCCTTCCTAGCTTCACTTACCACATCTCCGTATTTCTTCATCAGGATCGGCTGTTCAAGCAATTCTACATCAAGGGCAGTTTCGTCAATGTTTACATCAAGATTGTACTCCATTATAATTCTCCTTTCTTAGTTTATTTTCGTTGCTACACTATATAATACAACCTGCTTTTATCCTATTTAGATCAATTTTCTCCGCAAACAATAGAAAAACATGCAAACGTAAGTCCTGGAAATCCCGTATTGTAGAACGGTTCTATGAACTGTTCCATAACTAATCCTGCTTGCATGTTCTCTCCTTTAAGGAGAATTGTGTTGCAGTAGCTAAGAACCAACCTACGAATTGATTCAGGGTCTTGATCTTTCAGCTTAGTAAGAATTCCTGCCACTTTTTTCCAAGGTGCTTTTTGCATAAGAATACGGCATAATTCAATAGCATCTGATTGTACCTCAGCCGCTCTCTTTGCAACTTCTATCCGCATTTCCGCAGGAACACCGAGCACTTGATCCAATATCTGCAACGCATTTCTTGGATGCCCTTGACTATCCATAACAATTTGTTCGTATACTTCCTTAGTCAATTTCTGCCCTTCTGCTTTTACTACGGAACGGAGCAAGGTCATCATTTCTGAATATGTTAACTGCTTTACCTGATACTGTGAACATCTTCCATTTATCGTTGCGATCAATTTCTGTGGGTC